CCTGGTCTAAAACCAATCGTACTAGATGCAATCATTGTATTATCTAGTGTGGCTAGTACTGACGCATTCACTGAACCTAAACTAACATTCACAACTGGAGGATTAGGGTAACCTCTGATCAGTCCAAATTCGTTAATTTCTAAACCGGGGGGAAGTCTTCCTTGCACTAGATTTACGAGTGTCGGCGTGTTAGGAATAGGAACGGTGTATTCTATAGGATACTCAACCCAAATACTATCAAACGTAGTTAATAATGTTCCTGCAGGAGTGACGAATTCAGGTGCATCTACCCCTGACATAACAATTGAAAACGTTCTATCTCTTATTTCTTGAGTATTGTCGGTCACTCTAATTGTAAAGGTGTACGTTGTGTTCTCAATTTCAGGTTGCGTATTACCAAAAATTAAACCAGCGTTATTTATTGAAACACCCGCCGGCAATTCCCCACTTATTAGTTGATAAGTTAAAGTTGTTGCTGGCGGAACAGGAAATGCAGATAATTGAAATCTTATCGGTGACCCTGAAGCAAATGCTCCTATGTTTCCTGCCGGAGTGTTCCAAATGGGCTGTGCCATATTAATCCTTTATCTACCTTGACCTCTATAGGCTTTGTAGTTTCTGCGCTTGTGCTTGTTCATTGTAGAAAATTTAATTGAAGAACTGTTAAGACCGATTGTAGTCTTGCCCTTAGCTTGGTCACTGAACTTGATTTTAGTGTTACCACTTGATGATTTTGCTTTAGCCATTGTATTACCTTTCTATATTAAGCAAATGTTGCACCGACTGTATACCAGTCAGTAGTTGTAGGAGCAATATATTGCAGTGTTGCTCCTGCTGAGTGTGAATAAGCTGCGTTAGCTGCTGCTCCGTTAATATCTCCGCCTGTATTAGGCCAAACCAAAACAGCATTAGCAGACGTATTAATGATAGTGATTACCATGCCAGGAACAGCTACTGGTAATTTTACCCCACTATTCACTAGTGGTACTACTGTACTGACTACGTTTATTTCTTTGGTAAGAGCAGTTGCAGTACCCTGGGTGAGTCCTAACGCAATAATACCGGTCTCTACTGAACGAATATGATATCCGGTTGCAACAACATTTGCTGCTGATGTATTACCGGTGAATACGCCTCCGGACGCACCGATATTTAATACATTAGCATTACCTGAAGCATTCAATGTGCCGGTTATAGAAAGTGTATGTGCAGGGTTAGTATTAGCAATACCAACATTGCCGGTGCTTGTAACTCTCATCTTTTCAGTAGGAACGCCGCCTTGCGCTGCATTAGCAGTATTGAATACGATTGCGCCAGGTGCTGATCCTGATCCTGATGTATATGTAGCATCAACAATAGAGGTGATAGATGCAGCAGTATTAGCAACAAAGCCATCAAAAGCTAGGAATTCTATCAAACCTAATCTATCACCGTTCTGCACTTCTTCTATAGTATCAATGTTTCCTCTGTATCTATTGAAGGATACTGCACCCGATAGTGCTTCGGTATTACCAAAGTATTGTGGTACTACTCCTGTTCTAATAATAGATGTTACAAAATTAGTATTAGATACATTCAAGTTACCGTCAAAGATAGTAGCAAAAAATCTACCTGTTGTTATATTTGCACTAAATGCTGTATTTGAGTTAAGTGCATAATTGCCATTTGCTGTAGCAGAGATAAATGCTGGGTAGTAAGTACCAGTTGAACGAACGTTATTCAATACTGCCGAAGCATTAGTTGCTGTACCGGCACTCGTTGCTGAACCACTAAGTGTAGCGGTAATAATATTAGCACTAAAGCTACCGTTCGTATCTCTTGCAACTACCTTGTTAGCAGTATTGGTTGTTGTAGCATCAACTGCCCATGTTCTAGCAGTTCCACCGTTAAACGAGTCACCCGTGATATACGTACCGTTAGATAATGTTTGGGTAGTGTTGGCAGTAATTGTACCACTTCCACCAAGAGAGATAGCAGTTCCGTTAACGGTAAGTGAGCTATTAGCCAGTCTTGCTTGTGCTAATGTACCACTTGCAATACTATTTGCGTTTATTGCAGTTATTGATGAACCATTACCTGAGAAGAAGCCGGCACTTATTAAGTTAGCTCCAGTAATTTGTGAATTAGCACCGGACAGTGTAATATTTCCATTAGCAGCTAATGTTAATCCAGTGAATGAAGTACTTACAGAAGTGATATTAGGTTGAGCATTCGTTGTTACTGTTCCTGCTGTAGTTGCACTTGTAGCCGTACCACTTAATGAACCAACAAACGTTGTGGCAGTAATGCTGTTATTGCTCATATTAGCAAAGATGCCGGTAACTTTTGACAGTGAGGAGTGTGAATTTACTGCTGTAGAAGTACCAGTCAAATAGACAGTAGTTGCAGTAGAAGTGTTAGTTAATACCGCAAATGCATTCGTTGCGATAGCTGCGTTAGTTGCATTATCAGCGGTACCACTTAAATCACCCACAAATGTTGTAGCTGTTAATGAACCATCTGCAATGTTGGCACTATATACGGCGTTTGAATTTAATCCGTAGTTAGCGTTTGCTGTCGCAGATATGAACGGGAGGAAATAAGTTCCGGTTGTTCTTAGCGTGGTAGTTACTGCACTTGCATTAGTTGCAGAGCCGGCGGTATCAGCGGTACCGGCAGTTGCAACATTCAAGTTTGCGACACGGGTAGTTGATGTCACTGTCAATGGAGCAGTACCAACTGCGATATTAGAAATTAATTGTGTACCAGTTATCGTGCCGTTCGCACCCAATGAAGTGAGAGTACCAACGCTAGTGATATTTGGTTGGGCTGCTGTTGTTACTGTGCCAGCAGTAGTCGCTGCGCCAGTCAACGAACCAACAAATGTAGTTGATGTAACACTTGTTAGGCCTGCAACTGTGGTTGTAGTGCTGCCTAAGGCAAGAGTAGTGTTGCCTAAGATTACGTTTGAGTTTGCCAATCTTGCTTGTGCAAGTGTACCACTTGCAATACTATTTGCGTTTATTCCAGTTATTGATGACCCATTACCTGAGAAGAAGCCGGCACTTACTAAGTTAGCTCCGGTAATTTGTGAGCTGGCACCAGATAATGTAATATTTCCATTAGCTGCTAATGTCAATCCAGTAAACGAAGTGCTTACTGAAGTGATGTTGGGCTGTGCTGCTGTTGTTAATGTTCCGGTCAGCAAAGTAGCAGTAACATTTCCTGCGTTAACAGTACCAGTCACTGCTAACCCAACCAAAGTACCGACAGAAGTAATGTTTGGTTGCGCATTTGTTGTGACAGTACCGGCTGTTGTAGCACTAGTAGCTGATGTCGCATTAGTAGCGTTGCCTGCGTTCAACGCATAAGTTGCATTTGCAACAGTTCCTGTAACATTTGCTCCTGAAAGATTTGTAAGTCCTGCACCGTTACCGGTAAACACGCCTGTATTAGCAGTGAATGCTACCGCAGTGATAGTGTTATTCACGTTTAGCGTAGTAAGAGTACCCACGCTTGTAATATTAGGCTGTGCAGCAGTTCTCAATGTTCCAGTAAAGAAGTTAGAAAAAATATTGTTTGAGCCACTAATGTTACCAGCAGTAATGTTTCCAGCAACTGTTAATACGTTTGTGCTGCTATTAAATGTTAAAGAATTACTACCTGCATAAGTTGAACCACCATCATTAAAGATGACTTGAGTGTTTGCGCCCTGTGCAGGAATTAAGGTTGCAGTATCCCAAATTAAGCCGCCACTACCATTAGTTCTCAAAAATGCATTTGCGACCCCGCCCGTAATAACAACATTACTGTTTGAACCTAAATTGCTGACGCCATTAACAGTCAGTCCGGTCAATGTACCTAATGAAGTTATAGATGACTGAACCGGTGATATTACATTACCTGACAAAGTAGTAGCAGATATATTTCCGGCTGACAAGTTTCCTGCAATATCAGCGCCGGTTGAGGTTACTGTTAAGACGTTAGCAGTACCGGCAACACTGACTCTCACATTGCTATTCGCATCTACTCGTACTTCTGAGTTACCGTTCTGAATGAATGATCCTGCGCCTACAGCAATGTTTGTCAACAGACTCCCGTCACCGACAAAGAAATTAGCTGCCGCTGCATTACCTAAATTAGCATTACCCGATGATAAATTACCTGTTACAGCTAGTGAACTGAGGGTACCGACTGATGTAATATTAGGTTGTGCTGCTGTTGTAACAGTACCTGCGGTAGTTGCGCTTGTTGCACTTGTAGCTGCACCACTCAATGCGCCGACAAAAGTTGTTGCGGTGATAGAGTTATTTGATAGGTTAGCAGTGAGGCCTGCACTTGTTAGTTCTGTTACGTTGCCCGTCTCCGCGTTTGCAAAAACAATAAAATTGTTTCCTGTTCCTGTTGCTACATTGATATTATCAGCAACGTTTGCATAGGCAACGTTTAAGTTTGAGACACGAGTGGTACTAGTGACTGTTAATGGAGCAGTACCAGTTGCGACATTTGAAGTTAGTGTGCTTGCGGTTACTGCACCTGATACACTTAAGCTTGTTAAAGTACCGACAGAGGTGATATTTGGTTGTGCCGCTGTTATAACAGTACCCGCCGTAGTAGCATTGCCGCTCAATGCACCAACAAACGTAGTTGCTGTAATAGAGGCATTACCTAAATTAGCACTGATGCCGGTGTTAATTACTGCTTGTGAGTTGCCATTAGCACTTGATGTACTAAATGTTGGGTAAACAGTAGTTGCAGTTGAGGTGTTCTGTAATAATGCAGCAGCATTGGTAGCACTGGTTGCTGCATCTGCAAACCCAGCGTTTGCAACATTTAAGTTTGAAACACGAGTAGTAGATGTCACGACTAACGGAGCAGTACCAGTTGCAATATTGCTGAGCAACTGAGTACCGCTAATATTGCCAGTAGCAATAACTCTACCTGTACCTAAATTAGCAACATTAGCATTACCAGTAGCATTTAATGTGCCGGCGATGTTGGCGCCAGTTCCAGTGACGACCAGCATGTTCGCATTGCCGGCAACATCAAAATTGATATTTCCATTAGCAGGAATATTAATATCTGAATTGCCGTTTGCTAATGCTCCTACAAAGTTAGCAGCAGTAATGTTTCCAGTAACACCAAGTGATGTTAATGTACCAACACTAGTGATATTAGGTTGGGTAGCAGTTGTTAACGTACCTGCTAATAATGATGCACCAATCGTACCGCTGTTAGCATAAACATTGCCCGCAGTTGCGTTACCGGTTACGGCCAGTGATGTTAGTGTACCGGTTGATGTAATATTTGGCTGAGCATTTGTTGTAACAGTACCGGCTGTTGTTGCGCTTGTGGCAGCACCAGTCAAATCACCAACAAACGCGGTTGACGTAACACTAGATAAACCGGCTATCGTTGTTGTCGTTGTACCAAGTGCAAGAGTTGTATTACCTAGGATTACGTTTGAGTTTGCAAGTCTTGCTTGTGCCAACGTACCACTTGAGATATTACTTGCATTCAATGCAGTTAGTGCTGAGCCGTTACCTGTAAAGATACCAGTATTTGCAGTAAATGCTGCCGCAGTAACAGTACCGCTTACGTTCAATGATGTTAATGTGCCAACTGAAGTAATATTTGGCTGAGCATTTGTTGTAACAGTACCGGCTGTTGTTGCACTCGTAGCGGCGCCGGTCAAATCACCAACGAATGTAGTAGAAGTAACACTAGCTAAGCCAGTTACGGTTGTTGTCGTTGTACCAAGTGCAAGAGTTGTATTACCCAATATAACATTTGAATTTGCAAGTCTTGCTTGTGCCAACGTACCACTTGAGATATTACTTGCATTTAGTGCAGTAAGTGCTGAACCATTACCTGTAAAGATACCGGTATTTGCAGTAAATGCTACAGCGGTAACAGTACCATTTACGCCTAAGCTAGTTAATGTACCAACACTTGTAATATTAGGTTGTGCTGCTGTAGTAACAGTTCCAGCCGTAGTTGCGGCGCCGGATAATGCACCAACGAATGTTGTAGCAGTAATAGAATTATTCGATAGATTAGCGGTTAGGCCCGTACTTGTTAGTTCCGTGACATTACCTGTTGCTGCGTTTGCAAAGATTAGGAAATTATTTCCTGTTCCGGCTGCTACGCTGATAAAATCAGCAACGTTTGCATAAGCAACGTTTAAGTTTGACACACGAGTAGTTGAAGTAACTACGAGCGGAGCAGTGCCAGTTGCTATGTTTGAGATAAACTGAGGAGAAGTAACATTAGCAGAAGCAAGAACTTGAGCAGTGCCTAAATTACCAACGTTGGCGTTACCTGTTACTCCCAGTGTACTTGATACTCCTAGCGTACCTGTTACGTTTGCACCTGTGCTAGTAGCAGTAATTCTAGCAGTTCCAGCGACCGCAGTAGTAACGTTGCCTGTGGCTGAGGCAATAGTAATATTGCTGGTACCACCATTTGCTAATATACCTACTAAATTACCTGCTGTTATGTTTCCAGTTACACCCAATGTTCCTGTAATGTTGGCCCCTGTACCAGTAACTGTCATGGTAGTGTTACCAACGGCAGTGATTGTTACATTGCCATTTGCTGTTGCAATATTGACATTGCTATTACCATTTACAATAGTAGTGCCGGGAACAGCAATAACACCCGTTAGTAAGCTACCGTTGCCTGAAAAGAAATTAGCTACTGCAAGGTTACCTAAGTTGGCATTTCCAGAAGATAAATTACCAGTTACACTCAACGCACTAAGCGTACCGACTGAAGTAATATTTGGTTGTGCTGCTGTAGTTAACGTTCCACCAAGTGATGAAGCGGCGATTGTGCCGGAGTTTGCGTAAACATTCCCAGCAATTACATTACTTATTGAGGTAATGTTTCCAGTAAAGCTGGCAGTATTACCATTGATTTGTAAGTTTACATTGACGGTATTAGCAGTTAACGTGTTACCTAAGGTGATATTTGAAATTCCAGTAACGCTTTGCGGCAGATTGATAGAGATAGGCACAGTGCCTTGATTGATTACTGCCAATGGTCCCGGTGTTCCGGCACCCGCAACTAAATCTAATGTAGTACTTTGAATTCTGACTTGTGCAATATTAGCACTGATAATAACATTTCCGGTTGGTGAATTAACCGAGGTGCCAACACCGGCAGTTCTGTTGACCGATATAACTGCTTGTTCTTGTAAACCAGAAAATAACTCAGTAAAGTTTTGTTGAACTTTATCAAATGCTGTTCTAATTGCGTCTGCATTTGGATCATCCGGAAAACTACCAAAGTCAATGTTGCGTTGTGCCATATTAATATTCACCCATTATATTGTATTTATCGTTGTAGATTCATTTGTGCTAGCCAAAAAAATAGCCGGGGATTAGCCCGGCTATTCTTATCATAATGTTGTGCTTATGATTATTTGATTCCTGCTAGCTTTGCAAAGTTTGCCGGAGTATTAGTACTTTCATCGTGAATTCTATCTTCTTGTCCAGCAATGACAGGGATAGTAGTTTGACCGGTTGACTTCTGCTTGTTGAGTCCACCGGAAATTACTTTAGTCATGAAGTCAATATCTTGTTCGAAAGTAGTGTCTGAAACAGTCTTTCCTGGACCAGCGTTGTTAGCCCACTCATCAACTTTTTCTTTATCTGCTTTCTTACCAAAGAACTTAGCTTGCTTGTCGCTCATGCCCTTTTTGTCTTCTTTGTCATCGTGTTCAATGTCTTTAGTGACTTTTTCACCAGCCTTTTCGGCTTTATCATCTTCTTTTTCGGTTGATTCTTCAGCGATAAATGCAAGCTTTCTGAATAGATTAGCGAATGATTCAGAAACAGTTTTACCTTCTTCTTCTTCTTCGTCATCAGATTCGTTCATTTCTTCTTCGTCGCCTGAATCTGCGCCGGCTAGTGCAGCATCTTCTTTAGCTTCTGCATCTTCGTCGGCTGAAGTTTCTGCTTCATCTGAATCGGGAGCATTGTCTTCTGCAACTTCAAATTCCATTTGGTCTTCTGATTCTACTTCATCAACTACTTCTTTTGATCCGCACGAGTGTCCAGCTTCCATCATGCCGCCGCATTCGTTGCAAGTTTCTTCATTAGAAGGTTGATCATAGTCACTGCATTCGCAATCGCCGTCACAGCCGCAATCTTTTTTGCCAGCTTCTTCGTGATTACCGTAAAGCTGTTCTTCATCACCTTCTTCATCAGCATAGTCTTCTGCACCACCGGATTGAATGCCTGATAGCTTCTGCATCAAGCCCATCATGCCATCATGACCGTCAACTACACCGATATCAATTCCGCCTGCGCCAACTTCGTCTGGTGCACCATGTGAAGGCTGAACCGACATAGCACTTGAATGGGTGTCTGCATTGTCATCACCAAATAGACCAAGACCTGCATTCTTTACAAATGCTAGAAGATGTTCTGCTTCTGCATCTTGTGCAGTGATAGTTACTGAGTCAGGTGAGTTTTCTTGACCTTTTGAGATTGATACTGAAAGGCCTTCATTAACTTCTGCGCTTTCGTTTAGCAAATCATTAAGTTGGTTATCCCATGATTCAAATGCATACTCGTTGACTTTAGCATCGTACCCTGTACGATCAGTGAATGTCTTACCACCCACTGAGAACTTGCCACCCTTTGGAGTCTTAGCAAGAGCAGCAGTGAAAGCATTGCCTTCGCCCATTGCAGCATCTGCCATACCACCAACTGTTGCTGCTGGCATTGCAGGAGCAGTTTCATAAACTCCCTGACCATAGCACTCATCTAGGCCTTCTTTATAGCCTTCGTGATATGCACGAACTTCATCTAGGTCTTCATAACGTTTGCCAGAGTGTGCGTGACCTCTTAGACCGTGTGATTTGCCCTCTAAGCGGGCTGCACTGATTCTGTGATTCATTGATTCTTTCACCTTCTTTTTGTTTTTGTCGGCTGCTGCCTTCTTCATTGGTTCTTTCTTGTTACCATCTTTATCTAGGTCTAAGAAGTCTGGCTTAGCTTCTTCAAGTTTACCTTGCTTTGCTAGCTTTGCACGAACTGCACCAGCTACTCTTTCACCTGCTGCTTTAGAACCATAACGCTCACCGGCAGACTTAGCAATCTTAGCAAAGTTCTTACCTGGTTTGCCTTCATCTTTACCTTCAAGAGTGGTTGCACTACGCCCAGCACCTAAGCCAGCTCCCATAGTGTCCACACCACGAGACGATGGGAGGTCACCTTCTTTGACTTTTTTCTTATTCTTGTTGTCAAGCATTCCGCGCTTGTTAGCAGTTGCCCATGCAATATCTTCTGCTTCGCCTTTTGACTTGCCTAATTTCTTTTCAGACTTTTCAATGTGCTTGACCATACGATCAACTTTTGCGCCTTCTCTAGCAAGAACTTTTACCGGCGCTTTGTCACTTTTTGTAACACTAGGTCCCTTACTTGAATCCCACTTTGAATTAGGATCTGCTACATCAGTTGGGTTACCCAGTTTATTCCATGCTTGTGTTACACCCTGATATCTTTTACGCTTTTCTGCATTAACAGGTGCAGCTACGGGAGCAGTTTTCTTTGACATACTATAGTCACCGGCTTCAATATCTTTTGCACCTACTCTTTGTGCTGACTTACTAGGGGATGTAGTAACATCACGACCCATGCGAGGTGTTCCGGTAGGCTCATAATCTCGGCTAAGGTCGCTCCATCGCTCTTTACTTTTAGTTGCATAGCTTCTCAGTGTCTCAGGTGAGAGTTCGTCAAGCTGTTTTTCTTCGACCTTGCCTTTAGGTAAACCATCTTTAGTAACTTTGATCAAACTCTTAGCACCCAAACCCTTAGCTTTCTTCTTAGCTTCTTCTGGAGTTGCAGCTACAAAACGCTGAGTCTTACCATTAGCGAATCGTACTTCGTACTTTTGTCCAGCAGCTTCTTTTTCTTTCATTTGCATCTGACCCTGTTGAGGTTGACCAGTTGCACCGGCTGGAGCAGGCTGACCAGTTTGTTGCTGTTGTTGACCTGTTTGTTGCTGTTGTTGCCCTACTTGTGGCTGACCGGGTTGACCAGGAGCTTGAACAATTTGAACATCTTTAGGATCAAGATTCTTAAGCATGTTTTGTACTGCTGGATTATTGCTTGTTACAAAACCCATACCAGCTTGCTTATTCTGTGGATCTAATACAGGAAGAGGCTTTGCGCCTGAAGGAATACTTTCAGAAAGTGCTTCAAACATATCCTTGAGTGATGCAGCCTTATTAGAAACATTCATCGGAGGAGTAGTTGAATCTTCATTCAGCATTTTCTTTTTAGTAACCTTTGGCGCGGTAGCTTCTAATTCAGCTAGCTTTTGCATGATATCTTTCATCATTATTTGCCTCCCATTGCGCCAGTTTTTGGCTTCTCAGGTCTTGAAATCTTTGACATCGGACTGTCTTTGCCCATTGTTGACATTAGTGTTTCTGGCTTGAAAGGATCAAATGCTGCCGGAGTCTTCTTACCTTCGTAAGGAATGTCAATTGTATTGTCTTTCATTTGGTCTTTGATGCTGTCAAGATAGCTATTGCCATATGCTTTGGCTGCTTCTTTAGCGCCAGGCTGTTCTTCAAGTTCAGTATGGTCTAATACAGGACTATGTGAAGCTTCGTTAGCATAAGCTTCGCTTTCACTGTTGATACTATCATCGAAGTTAGTACTGACAACACGAACCATATTAACGTTGTAGCCAAGCAATTGTGCAATTTGCTGAATCATAGGTTCAGTAGCAGGATAACGAAACTCTGCTTTAATGATGTGAACTGGTTCATTCTTAGCGTCTGGAAAACCATATGGGCTTTTCTGAATAGGAGTTGATACAGGATCAGAAATCTTGATAGGATCAAACTTCTTCAAGTTAAATTTGAACATGTCAAGGAAGTTCTTATCTACCTGACCTGCGATTTTAATAGTGTAATTGTAAGTGTGAACACTCTCAACAATGTATTGTTTTAAACTGCGCATATTGGATCCTTGAATAGCTTTATATTGTATTTATCTTTAATCGTTATTTTTGGGGTTGAACATCTTGAGTAGTTCGTTGCGATCTAGTGACTGGCCTGTACCTAGTGGAGTATTTTCAATTTCTTCAGTTTTTGCCATCATCTTTTGATCAAGCTGTGCTTTCTTCATCTGTAAGTCAAGCATCTTAAGCTTTTTATTAATCTTTGCGGTCTTTGCAGTAATAGCATGTCCTAGCATACTACTTGCACTATTGAAGATTTCAGAACTAAAGCGTGATTCAACCTGCATACCTAAATCCATAAGGTCTTTGTAACTAGCAGTAGCCATATCAGCTAACTCATCCATCTCGTTATCAGCCGCTTCTAGACCTCTCACCTGAGGTAATGCTGCTTCAATCTTATCTAATGTGTTTAATGCCTTTTCAGTAACTTCTTCAGTGACTTCAGGTAAAGGAATAGTCAGATCGTTCTCGTCAGACGATGCTAATTCAAATAGTTCTTCAAGCTTTTTGGTCATACAAGTATTTAGTTTTACTTGCGACCGTTGTAAAAGATATCATCTTCTGTGATAACTCTAAACGTTAAGCCCTGGCTCTTGCAATATGCCATTGCTGCCGCCCACTTTGCGTGATTGATAGCTACTACCATTCTATCTTTAGCGTTTGCTACCTTACTCTCAATGATACTTTGTTTTTTTGGTTTGATTTCGACAACTTCAGCGACTTGCTTACCAAATCTGTTTTGATATACTACAAAGAAATCAGGAACATAGATTGTGGGCTTACCAGTTAGTGGATGTTTATATGGAATTCGCATTGATTCGCTAGCCCAATATATAATGCTATCATTACTATCACAAAATGTCATGAAAGTAAGTTCCCAACCGGAACGATATTTAGGTTTGTGATTGCCTATGTACTTTTGTGGATTTTTTGGCGTATATATGCCTTGGGCCCACTTACCCATGTTACAACACTACGTTACGTTGAACGGCTTCATTTGGTTTGGGTATAATTCCTACTCCATATAGGGTAGTTTTAGGTCTAAACGTATTCAAGTAATAACAAATTACCTGATTCATCTGCAATTTGTTATTTTTACCCTTAATTGTAGCTAATAAATCTAGAACACTAAACTGTCCCTCTTGTGCAATAAAGAATAACAATGATGCAAAATTATTAGCTTCTTGTTTATTTTTTGAGTTACCTAAAAAGAAAGAATATATAACATCCCAATCTGCTGCGTTTACCCTAAGGGAGTTAGAGTAAAAATTATCAAAAATTCTTACAGTATTTCCCAAAGTTGTTGCAGTGAATATAGCCATAATACTATTTATACTGTGTCAATACCAGCATTGAAGTTTCCGTTAAACGGTGCTTCTACTGGGAACCCAGGGCGAACTTTATTACCCGAAAACTGTACCCCGGCAGTGGGTTCACTGAGTATTGGCTGCGGCGCTTGTCTAGCATCAATAGTAGGTGAGCCTGCAAGACCACTTAGTCCCGGAGTTTGACTTGCTCCTGGCAGAGAAAATAGATTGTTTCTATTTCGGTTAGCTGGAGTATTGGTGATAGCATCAACAAACATACTACCTAATTCAAACGCGGCGGATTCTATAAGATTTGGATTTTTAAGACCATTGTATACTGCATCTGCATTTCGTATAGCACCCAATATGTTGCCATCCTTTAATGATTTGATAGCACCACCTGCTGCATCTACTAATCCACCTCTTCCCAATATAGTTCCGTTTGCTCCCGGAGACATGTTAGGGCTAGGTGTTCTATCGTAATTAGCAACATCACCAAAGCCAGTAACAATGTCTTCAGGACTTCTTCCGTCCAATGCGCCTTGATTGTATACGACTGTTTCATAGTCGATAGTCATTCTATTTTGCATTATACCAGAACCCTCACTATAATTATATTGATCGTGAGAGAAATTAGTAATCATAGGATTAATTAAGGTGTATGCAATAAAATTGTGTTGATTTAACCCAAACACTGTGATGTTTTTAAAGAATGGTATCTTACTGCCGTCTGGGCCAGTTGCGCCGCCTGATAGACCCCAAGTGTGATCGTCGCCGCCAGTGGATTCGTTATAAATATTATTGTTGTTGTAGTCAATTATTGAACTGCCGGTATCTTCAAAGAACCTATTATTTCCTCGGTTACCGCGTAGCACTTGGCCTGGTCTAGTACCATCGTTATAATAATATGTATAATATGCTTCCCACATGCTAGTAGTGTTATTTCCATTATCATCATGGAATATTATTTCTACCGGATCATATCTAATTTTGGTTTGAATAATTCTTTTTCTATTATACTGATTAAGTGCTTCTGTTTGCATAGTGAAGGAAGGTAATTTTACTTCCTTTACTAAGATACCAAAATTTGGAGCATTTGTGTATACAGAGTTGTTAAATTCAAAGTAAGTATGAAAAAGAAATTTAAGTTTAGGTGCATTTTCATAAGAGTTAGGCCTAAACGTTTTGGCAGCGTGTTGGTAATCTCTTAGGTAGGGACTGCCGAATAAAGCATCGGCAGCCCCATTTAATAAATTTTCACCCCAATTACCTAATGACATTAATTTGTCCTAATTATTAGGTAGTTGAACCAATACCAGTTGCGATACCTGTAGGACCGTTGAACGCACGACCAACGAAAGTACCAACACCAGTAATAGGTCCGTCTGGCTGACCTGGTGTAGAATTTTGAATTGCGTTATCATAACGAATAGATAGTGCAATTGTTGCTGGATCATTAGTTGCATAAGCTAACTGGTTATAGTTAGCAGACTTGATGAAGCAACCATAGCATTCCCATCTTTCAAGAACAGTAGGAGCAAGAGCGCCGTTACCACCGTCTAGAATTTCAATGTTTGTTTGGAACTTATAGTCTTGACCAGTTGCAGCAGATGCCTGTTCAACAAAGTCAAACTGCTTTTGGATCTGTTGTGCAACTGACTGTGAAACAGTACCGGATGCGTCATCACGAATGTTTACAGTTAATTCACTCCAAGAGTGCTTACCTGCAAGATACATTCTTGAGTTATAAACGTTCAAGGTAACTTCTTCAAATGAGAGGTTTGGTCTTGAACAATCTACTACTTGCTTAGTTAATTGTAGTCCACCATTAACATCAACCCCAAAGTTCAAGAAATTGACTCTAAAGCGGAACTGTAGTTTAGGCATCAACAGACCTTGGTTGCCGCCTGCGTTGTCAGATGCTACGGTCATGTTGAACAATGATTGTGAGGCTGTTGCCATTTTGTATTCTCCTGTTATAAGTATTTATCTTTTATTAGTGGGTACCCGGGGGTACCCACTAACTTTAATTATTGTCCTGAAAGTTCACCTGTGTTGAATACACGAACCGGAATGTAGATGAATTCAACTGCCTTAACAGGCTCAATTGCTACGTCTACCCAAAGCTCGTTTCTGTCAATACGTGCTGGTGTGTTATTTGATTCATCACATACTACGAGATAGTCATATAGACCTCTCTTAGCAACAAGATCAACCATTAGTGTTTCAACAACACCTGAAATCTCTTGTCTTGTCAATGCATCATTTGGTTCAAATACGAACGGTCTTGCTGCAATTGTCAATTGACGACGAATATAAGCGACTAGTCTTGCAACGTTAATTCTATCAAGTGCAGAATTTGATGCAAAGCTTGACTTGTTACCGTAGTTCAATAGTCCATTACCAGTGAAGAATACCAGTGGGTTAATCTGATTCGTGTACAATACGTCACGAATTCCGATATTAGTCTTCATTGATACGAACTCGCCCGTTGCACTGTCAATGTATCCAATGCTTGTAGCATTGTCAATGACACCGCGACGAGTACCAGCTGGGGCAAACCAAGGATACGCAATGTTATCGTTACGTAGAATAGTTCTGATCATCATGTGTGATGGGGGAACTGCTACGAGATTACCTGATAGGTCAGGAGCAATACCCGATGGGTAGAATAGACCCATGTAAGTATTACGAGTTACTAGACCATCTTCACCAGTTGACGTTGCACCAGCGGCATTAGTTGCCCATGCTTGAATTGCAGTTGCATTTTCAGGAAGTCTCATTGGTGTATCACCGATGATGAATCCAGTTTCACCTCTATCATTGTTGAGTACAACCATGTTAGGCTGTAGTTCAGGATAGTTAGGAGAAGCAATCAAGTTGAATGCATTGTCTTCGTCACGTAGAGCAGAATTAGTATCAATTGCCGCTCTCATTGCACGAACAACCATTGCTCTTTGAGCCTTACGACCCATATAAGGAGCACCGTTTGACTGCAATCCAGAAGCACTTACCCATGCATTCTTTTCAGTAGGTAGCACTGTGTCTGGGAATGAAGATGAATTGAAGTAGTTCACACGATATTGCTTAACGTTATATCCAGAACGACGAGTATTGAATAACAACATACCTGTTGGATATAGTGTGTTATCAGGAGCATCAACGTCTAGATAATTACTAGTCAATAGAGATACAATTGATGGAATCGGATCATCAACTGGGTCAGTTGTTCCGTTTGTTGCCCAACGTGCATCACTAAACAAAACTCCGGAAGAGCTAGTTTGATCACTATTGTCAATTCTTACCCATGCACCGGCGCCATCTACAAGCTGCCAACGATTAATGATTGGATAGTTCTCAAGATCACTTGTATCAATCCAAATATCACCGTATACTAATGCAGTATTGTCACTCTGTACAGTTGGTGCAGAAGCACTTACTAATGGTCCGTTAGGATCAGTTGCGTTAGTACCGCTTGGGAGAGGGAAACCATTGCTATCATAATTGACATTCTTGTATCCTCTCCAACCAGCTGAAGTGTTGACCATGATATCTACTTCGTCTACGACTGAGAAGAACCAATTTGTTAAGTTAGCAGGAGCAGCGACGGGTGCACCTTCATTAGCAGTCATGTCAAATTCTACCCAATTTGATAATTGAGTTGTGAATATAGAAGAGCCTTGACCGCTTACTGGAGTAACTCCTGTGACTTCACCTGTTCCTACAGTTACCGATGTTATTGCAACAACAAGATCATTAGTAGGACTT